CCTGTATACGTTCCATTACCCACTCGCCTAAAACTTTCTGTACTGGGTTTTGAGGCTCAAAATTTAAACCGCTTTTACCGAGTTTATTCGCTAGGTCAAAAATAGATACAGCCATATAGATAATAGACTAAAATTATTTAACTTTTGTAGCTTTTAACTTCTCCTTTTGTAGGTGTTCTAAAAACTTTAATTTATGGTTAAACGTAACTATATTTATTTTAGTAATACTTTGCCAATCTGTTTTAAACGCCTCAGCCATTGCGTGAATAATCGACTCCCATTTAAAAGTATTTTGTTCTGTTTCCTTTCTTTGTTTTTTACTAGCGCTAGGGTTGAGAAAATTTTGTATTGTTTCTGTTTGAGCAAAAAAAAACTTGTTAAATCTAAATAACTAGATAAGCTCATATTTTTTTTAAATACTTCGGCCCTCTCTTTGAGTGGGTTTATAATATTTTCATGCTCGTCAGTTTCGGCGTAAGATCTACCTTTTTCGATATACGCAAAAGCTGGTAACAATTCGGGTACTTTTTTAAAGTCGGCGCTCTCTGAGTCTATAAACCAGCCAGCGGGTAACTTAAAATAGTCCGTTACTAAATCGTACTCTTTGCCGTCATACTCTAAAGTTAGCGGTATCTCTTTAGGCTTATAGCTAGATAGTACCTTTAAAATTATTTCAAAAACTTTATTTACGTCTGAAACTTTGGCCTTGCTTATATCCTGTTTAGTATAAAGTTTAACCAGTTTTATTTTATTATTTATAGTCCAGTCTGTTTTAATTTCCTCGATAAAATGATAACAATCAATGTACGTCAAATCTAGGTCTTTTAGTCTCGTCTTTATTTTTAATTCCATTATCTTATATTAATTCTTTTTTTTATTATGTCGCAATACTCCTCACTCATTTCACTACCAATCCAATTTCTACCATTAATAATAGACATCTTTGCAGTTGTTCCACTTCCCATGAATGGATCATAAACTAAATCGTTTTCATTTGACCAACTAATTATATGGTAGTTTACAAGTTTTTCAGGAAATATTGCAGGGTGTTTAAATGCTATTTTATCTTTAGTGCTACAATTATTACCTCTTGCTATTTTCCAAATATTAGATTTTAATCTTGTTTTATCTTTCCTTGCTCTTTCTTTTCTTTTAAATCCTCTATGATTTTCATCAAATTTTTCAAGTGTTCCATCTTCTTTTCTTTGACCACCTACACCTGTTTTATTTTTTTGTCTTTTAAGAGTATTTGTGGTTTTCATTTGTCGCAAAGCATTAAAAGTTTTCGGTTTTCCTTTACTAAAAACAAACATATACTCAAAATCTTGGTTATACCTTATATTACTAGGAAAAGCGCCAGTTCTTTCATAAATCATAGTATCATGTAGGTTAAAACCACATTCTTTAAAAAATAATGCTTGTTTAAAACTTGTTCCTGTTTCACTTCCTTTTATTGTAGCATCACCAACTACCCAAATTAATACACCACCTTGTTTAGTTACTCGATAAAGTTCTTTAGCTATACTTTCAAAGTCAAAACTATAACCATTATATGTTCTTAAATTGTCATAAGGTGGTGATGTAACTGTTAAATCAATAAAGTTATCTTCCATTCTCGCCATTGTATCAAGGCAATTTTCATTATAGTTTTTGTTTAATTCCATTTATCTATATTTTCCTGTGTATTTTTCTCCTGTTCCTACGGCGTAAAGTAGCGCGTCTATTAGGTGATCCCTATCCGATTTTTTACCCTTTCCAGTTTTTTCGTCATAGACGTAGTACCTCAGCTCTTCTATTAAATCGGTACTATTTTTGTCTACGTAAAAATTAGACTGGTTTAACCTCTGTATGGCGTAGGCCTTTATGTCCTGTTTGCTGTCGCACTTTACCGCCTTAATTCCCGCTAGCTGTAACTCTCTTATACTCTTTGGCTCTGCGCTATCACAGTAAACTACGCCACCCTCGTAGCCGTTCCTCTTAAATTCCTCGGCCCCTTGCTGGTTTGTTAAATTGGTTTTGTAAACAAACTGTTTCAGATAAATAGCATTGTTATAATTATAGATACCTAGGACCGCGAATTTAGAGGTAGCAAAACCAAAATCACAGCCGTAGTATAAAAGCCTCGCGTCTGGTGGCATCTCTACAGCCTCCCAGTTTTCAAAAACGGCGCCGTCTATACTACCTATTTCGCCTAGTCCGTAGACTCTGTATTTATTGGCCCAGTATTTATTTATTATTTCGCCCTTGTCATTATAGCCTAGCTCCTTATAACGTAGTATCTCGTCTCTTTCGCCCTTGTCTAACATTTCATTATCTTGAAACGTGAGTTTTAAAAAATCACAGTCGGACCGCGGTACTATTTCGGTATGTATAAAAAACTCTGCGTCTGGGTTAAAATCGGCGTAAACCTTTTTAGTTCTAGAGGCCACTTGTCTATAGGTTTCTGAGTCTATTTTATTAACCTCATTAAAGTAGGCTACGTCAGACCTCAAACCTTTACCAGCGTCCGACTTGTCTAACCCTATAAACTTTATAAAACTATTGTTTCTAAATCTGTAGAGCGTACCCGCTATAAATCTGTTGTCCTCATAAATTCCGTACATTTTCATGATCTTAACAAAATCTTTAATAACCGTTAACCTCATCTTTGTAAGCTCAGCGGATAGTATTAAAATTTCTCGGTCCTCTACACTAGAGGCGTGGTTAATAAGTAACATTAAAATAGAAAATGTTTTACTGGCACCTTGGCCACCTTGAACAACAGTAATTTTTTTACGGCTCCCAGCTATTTTATTTAGCGCCGTTGTCGGTTGCATCATGTAAAGGGTCTATATTCATAAGTTTAACGTTGGCCGTTGTAGTCGTTTCTGTAGACTCTTTTAAATTATTTAGACGTTGAGTAATGCTAGGGTTATAGAATCCTAAAAGCCCGCCTGTAATTTGGTCTTCTCGTATTTCATTTCTTACACGCGAACAGACCGCGACAAACTCGGTGTAATATTTATCCTTATTTCTAAAATATTGCTCAATATTACCCTTACCGTTATCCCAGCAAAACCTATAAAACCCCTCTAAACTTATAGGTAATTTAGGGTAGTCTACTACCTTTTTTCCGTCCTTTCCTACGTACTGTATTTTCTCCCATTGTCTGGCTTTCTCTTCTAATTCCTCTTTGTAGCTTTGAAACTCTTTGTATAGTTCCTCTGGTGTCTTGAATATTCTTGTTGGGTGCATATTTTATAATTTTGATTTTATCCAGTCCTCGTTATATTTATACCTATTAGGTAGAGGCTTGTCGTATTTATTTATATATTGTTCCTCTAGAGTTAACTCTGGCTGTTTACAGGCGTGTAAATATAGAGTTTTATAAAACTGAGTTACACAAACTGAACAGTTTAAACGTGGAGCCTTTCCTGTTATTTCATAAAAAACACCTTTTAAAAATGTTAGCTCCACCTCGTCAAAACTGACAGCGCAAAAGTCTGTTTTTTTTCTTAATTTCTCTTTTAAGTATTTTAATTCCATTTTTTAGCTATTAGGTACCCTAAAGGTAGTACAAAAAAATCTAGCGTAAATATAAACGTTAAAATAGTGGCCCAGCCTATTAAACAAAAATAACAGTCAAACGGTTTTACGTGTTCATTCGGGTTATAACCTAGCCATATTTTTAATTTAAAAAATACGTTTAGACTATCCTTTAAATAGATTACTATAGCTATGCTAGTTAGTAAGTAAATTGTACTCATCTCTTATAAGTTTGTAGGCGTGTTGTAAATATACGTCTATGTCTGCTCGTCTTAAATTTAGTTTGGTACATAGGCTAGACTTCGAGTTTTCCAAAGATAAATAAATAAGATCTTGATAAAAAATTAACTCCTCGTCTTTTGTTTCTTTTGCTAAAAATGTATGTAGGGCCAGCTCGTAGTTATTTTGTTCTATTTCCTCGCTTTCATTAAAATAGTCCTCTACATAAATAATATTTTTGTTGTCTCTTAAGTAGTCCATGTAAACAGACTTTAATACTGTATACATATAAGACTTATAATTTTTTACATTTTGCGGTTTTTGAG